AGTGAGGCTATACGGCATGCTTTGACGGAGCGAGAGATTCTGTAACGACAGAGGGGACCCAAATTGACCACATTAGTGGCAGTTCAAGGTAACGGCTGGACCGCAATAGGTTGCGATAGTCGTGCAACTGAAGACAACGGCATGGTCATGCAACTAGCAACACCAAAGGTTGTAGAGAACAACGGATATTTAATTGCCGTAGCCGGAGCATCAAGAGGCGGTAACTTGGTCCAATTTGGTTGGAAACCACCAAAGCCAAAGTCAACTTTAACTTTACAGGCCCTAGACACTTTTATGACCAAAAGGTTTATACCAGAACTAAGAAAGTTATTTATTGATTCTGGTTTTGATATGAAGGACGACGGGGACACAGCTAGCTTTGACTCTAATTTAATCGTTTCCATTCAAGGGGTTTTATATCCAATATTTGAGGATTACTCATGGGACAGAGAAGAAAGAAACATATACATAGCCGGTAGTGGTTCGTCCTATGCCCTTGGAGCTATGTGTGCTCAAGGTTATGAGAAATGTAGGACCCCCGAACAAGCAGAGAAGATGATCCGCAAGTCAATTGAGATTGCAAAACAATGGGATGCCTTTACTGCCGGAGATATACACACCTATACCCAGCGTAAATAGCATAAAATAAAGTCATGGACTTTTACGAAGCGCTGGCCGCAAAAGCAACACCAGTAAACATAGAGCCATCACAGACTTCGTATTTCAGCGCCCCGCAAGTAGGGTTAGATCCAAGATTATTTAGAAACAACAAGTTAATACCATCAGTTAGAAATGCGGTCTTGACCGTATTGTTTAACCACTTATCCTCCAAATACCAAAGCCCATACGATTGGACTTACGCATGGTTGGCGGGTTCCGGCGTATCGCACCAGTGGGCAGCTAAAAGATGGCCAGGAGATCTAGATTGCTTAGTTGGAGTTGACTACAACGGGTTCCGTCGCGCCAACACAAAATATTCGGGATTAAGCGACAAAGAGATTTCGCAGATGTTTAATGAGCACTTTCGTGAAGAATTGTGGCCGCAAACAACAGAGTTTTTAAATACTTTTGAACTTACATTCTATGTAAACGTACAGACAGATATAAAAAAGATCAAACCATATGCGGCTTATTCGTTAATGAGCGAGCACTTAAACTGGCTGTTGATCAAGGAGCTGCTTTGTACGATGAGATTCATGAAGGTCGCAAATATGCGTTTAGTGAGTCTGGGGAAGGCTATTTAGATTTTGCTAACTTCAGGTGGCAGGCTGGTAAAGAGTCTGGAATTGTTCAGGCGCTTGCCAAAATGAAAGAAATATCAGATATGTCCGCTAAAGAGTTTTCAGCAGCCACGTATGGTATAGAGTTACCTTCAGTTTCAACCCTTATTAGGAGAGCAGCTACCTACAAGCAGTAGCAGAGAGTCGACGGAGCATAAACTGTGGCGGTTTTGATGTATATAGATGGCGTGCTTTCCAACAAAGGAGTAGCCATAAAAGACGGGTTAGCCTTGTATCGAACCCTAAAAGAAAAGATGGCTGTAATCCTTTTATGTGAGGATAAAGAAAAAGCAGACCGCTGGTTAAGAGAAAACAAGATTCTGCAAGTAGACAACATAGTTGATCAAAAACTTCCCGGAGCCTTAGATGATGTGCTTTTTAGACAAGCAGAGTGGTGTAGATCCCAGGGTCCAGTAGATTATGTAGTTACTTCAGATGTAGACCTGAGTAAAAAACTATTAGAGTTCGGTTTTAGGGTATTGCTGTTTTTAGACCCTGTATACCTAGACCATAAGTTCCGACCAGATACCAGAACCGGTATGAAAAGCTGGTCAGATATAAAGGCAGAGTTAGATAAACAACAGGATCTGTATTTGGAGGATCCTCGTAAATGAGACTTTTTTACCTAGGGGCTGAGGTCCCTAGTAATCGGCTACTGCTTGGATCAGCCGGAGCTACGGCAGTTGGGTTTAGCTATTGGAGAGCCAGCAAACGCGGATTGCCTAAAACTAAAACATACCTGTTAGCTAACTATTTTCCTGAGGATATGGCAATTCTGGTTCACCCCGGCATACCAAAGACTCAAGAGTTAGAACGAGTAGCCCTTGAAGAGTTTGCGGCAGACTATGAAGAGTTCATAATGAACAACATAGACCGAATTACCTACTTCACAGAGATAGCGCACCATCAAGTTGGACCCGACTTTATACGAGATCAACGAGATACCGTCTGGGGCGAGGTTCCACCAGCCAAGTTCTTGCCGGTCTGGAGGACCGAAAGCGGGCAGTCTGGGCTTGAGGAACTGGCAGAACGGTATTTGGATATATCCATACCAGGCGAAGCCATAGACGAGTCTGTATGGCTTTCTAGGACCGCCAGAGGGCTTAAGAACAAGCACGAGACCAGACTCCATGCAATGGGGACCATTCGACCAGATAACCTGCGTCAGGTGCCCGTAGAGACCGCCAGCACCATGTCTTGGCTGTCACCTATGACTAGAGGTGAGACCATTGTTTGGGACGGTACAAGATTGGTCCGGTATCCAAAAAGCATGAAAGAACAGGCCAGGCCTCGTCATAAAGCAATTTATGAAAAGGCGAATTTAAGCTTCGAAAAGATCGTAGCGGATGATTCTGAAGAACTATGCAAGTTAGCGGTTTGGTCGTTTGACCAACTAGAAACGAGGTTGAGTATGACCAAAGATCCGAACATATACGATAGTTTCGAGGATCCAGCTGGTGAAGACTTTGCGGAAAACCTACCCGCAATATCGGATAGGTCAGGGGTTGAGATGCGGAAACTTGAACCGCGAAATCCAGAGGAAATGACCAATCTTCCAGTGTTTGGTTTTGGTGTTAAGACCATTATTGAGAAGGATGATTCAGGTAACGATGTACTTAAAGATGTACCAGTTATGCAAACCAGAGATAGTAGTTTGCGACAGTGCGATACATGCTTTGTAGCATCAAATTGTCCAGCATTTAAACCTCAAAATACCTGCGCCTTTAAGCTTCCAGTAGAGGTTAAGACTAAAGAACAACTTAAGAGTTTGATCAATGCAATCATTGAAATGCAGGGTCAAAGGGTAGCTTTTATGCGATTTGCAGAGGAAATGAACGGCGGATACGCTGACCCCAATGTATCGCAAGAGATCGATAGGTTATTCAAACTTATCAAAACAACTAAGGAATTGGATGACTCAAGAGAGTTCATTCGGATGACTGTAGAGCGCCAAGGATCTGCCGGAGTTCTATCCCAAATTTTTGGGGAGAAGGCTCAAGTTCTTAAAGAGTTACCTAATGAAGGACTCAATGAGGACCAGACAACTCAGATAATTAAGGGCGCAATCGAAGAGTAAACATATCGTATATGTTCTATTTCTAGAGCATGAAACGATACAAGCATAAAACGGTTTCGAAGACTTGCTGAACTAAGGCAGGTCGATAAGTAGAATAACAAGTTCACCATTAGGGGAAAGGATTTATATATGTCATTAAGTTTTCGACTAGCGGACGAGTTCGTGTCCACCTACAAGGAGAAGCAGGTCCCTTGGGGCTATAAAGATGCAGCCGGAAACTCAGTAGGAGAGATCACATTCCTACGAACTTACTCAAGACTCAAAGAGGACGGGACAAAGGAAACTTGGGTAGACGTTTGTGAGCGAGTAATCAATGGCATGTATTCATTACAAAAAGACCACTGCAAATCCAACCGACTCCCATGGAATGATGCACGAGCTCAGGCATCAGCCAAAGAAGCCTTTGATCGCCTGTTTCATTTGAAGTGGACTCCACCCGGACGTGGGTTGTGGGTTATGGGAACCCCACTGGTAAACGAGCAAAAAAACTCTGCAGCTTTGCAGAACTGTGCATTCGTTTCAACCACATCAATGACTAAAATAGACCCCGCAAGACCATTCGCATTTCTAATGGAAGCATCGATGCTTGGCGTTGGAGTTGGTTTTGACGATAAAGGCGCAGACAAAGAATTCCAAATCTACGAACCACAGGAAGGAGACACTCATGTCGTCCCAGACACCAGAGAAGGATGGGTTGATTCCGTCACACTCCTCATCAATTCCTACCTCCGACCAGATCAGAAGGCTCCACTATTTGATTACAAAGAGATCCGCCCAGCAGGTACGCCAATCAAAACCTTTGGGGGAACAGCGGCCGGGCACGAGCCGTTAGAAAAACTTCACAACCATATTCGTAAACTGTTTACGGGTAGGGCTGGAGAGAAGTTAACTCGCACTGATATAGCCGATCTTGGAAACCTAATCGGGGTTTGTGTTGTAAGCGGCAACGTACGTCGTTCTGCTGAGCTTTTAATTGGTAGAGCGGATGACGAGAACTTCCTTAACCTAAAGAACGCTGAAGTATTTCCGGAGCGCAACTCCTATGATCCTAAGAATCCAGGCTGGGCATGGATGAGCAATAACTCCATTGACGCAACCGTTGGTATGGACTTAAACAAGATCGTAGATGGTATTGCGTTAAACGGTGAGCCAGGTGTTGTATGGATGGACATGAGCCGTAAGTATGGGCGTATCAAAGATGGTGTTAATAACAAAGACTGGCGTGTAGCTGGGTATAACCCATGTGCTGAACAGAGCCTTGAGTCATATGAAATGTGCACACTTGTAGAAACTTATTTAAATCGTCATGACAGCCTTGAAGATTTCAAGCGCACACTTAAGTTTGCGTATTTATATGCCAAGACTGTAACCCTGTTGCCTACCCACTGGGAAGAAACCAATGCAATCATGCAACGCAATCGCCGTATTGGAACATCTATTTCAGGCGTAGCTAACTTTGCAGATACCAAAGGCATGCCGGCATTACGTGAATGGATGGATGCAGGATATGAAGTCGTAAAGCAATACGACGTTACATATTCAGAGTGGCTATGTACCCGTGAGTCAATCAAGATGACAACAGTTAAGCCATCAGGAACAGTTTCAATACTTGCAGGTGAATCACCAGGAGTTCACTGGACACCAGGAGGTGAATACTTCCTCCGCGCTATTAGATTTAGCAATGAAGATCCGATGTTGCCGTTATTTAAGATGGCTAACTATCGGGTAGAGAAGGCATCAGAATCACCAAAGACAACCTCTGTGGTGTTCTTCCCTATTAAATCTAATGCTAAACGCTCGGAGAAAGACGTATCAATTTATGAAAAGATGCACCTTGCTTCGACCGCTCAATACTATTGGTCCGACAATTCTGTTTCAGTGACAGTATCCTTTAACAAAGATACGGAGAAGTCAGCTGTAGGTACAGCGCTTCACATGTTCGACGGACAGCTCAAAACCGTTTCCTTCTTACCGATGGGGAACGAGACCTATCCGCAGATGCCGTACACCCAGATTACTGAAAAAGAATATGAAGATGCAACGATGAAATTATTCCCCATAGATTTCAGCGGAGTATACGCAGGACTTGCAGCCGATGCGATTGGTGAGGCATACTGCACAACTGATGCATGTGAGATCAAATTAATTAAGGAGAATCAATGAGCACTACGGTATATACAAAACCAGATTGCCCACAATGCGATGCAACTAAAAAGTATTTAAACAAATACGGTATTGAATTTAATACTGTTGACATAACTGAAAACAAAGATGCTTATGATCTAGTAGTTTCTATGGGGTATAAATACACTCCGGTTGTGGTCAGCAATAACAATCATTGGTCTGGATTTAGACCAGATAAAATTGCTTCATTAAGAACAGTGAAACCGGAGAGTAATGCGCTTTAGTGGCACCCCTTCATGTTTAGGACTTGACACTGAATTGTTCTTTCCTGATGAAGGAATGCATTATCAACAGTTGGGTCATGTGAAGAGAATATGTAAAAACTGCCCAGTTCAAGATGAATGTTTTAAATACGCAATAGAGAATAAAGTTCAAGGAATATGGGCGGGCACTACGACAGATCAAAGAGATGAGTACAGAAGAAAGCACAGAATTATAGGTAAAGAAGTACTGCCAGAAATATTGTCGTACTAAAGAAAAGCCCCCAGCATGTCGGTCACAGCCGATGCTTAATGCTGGGGGTTATTCTATTTAGGCGTCGACTTTAAAAGTAAACTCGCCATGAAATGTTGCAGGCTTGCCCTTTGAATCGGTAGTTGTACCAGCAATCATCTTTACGCTTTTCTTGGTGGTCCATTTCTGAGCCATAGCTTTAGCGTGACGCTTAGCTGCTGAAGGGTTTTTCCAAGCAGAATAGTCTGACTGACCAATTACATCTGTAAAAGATGCTTCGTACTGATCACGTTCATCATAACAACGAACGTGGCACAGCCAACCGCCACCTTTTTCAAAGTTGTTTGTAAGCGAAACTTTAAAGACTTTAATCTTTTTCTTCGCCATTTGTTTCCTCCATATCTTGTAGGACTACAGGCACATGATACACACCAAGGTCTTCCTTAGCAAAGCGCTGAACTAATTCAGCATGACCTTTGTATGCACGTTCAATAGTTTGATAACGCTTTGACTCTACGATTTCCCCGTCAGCATTCCATACGTATGAAACAAACGGTGATGGCTTAGAGTTTGGTTTCCAGTTCTTAGAACTGAATTGATTCTTTTGCAACCAATCGTATTCCGGCATATCAACTCCGGTCCACTTGGTTAATACTCGATAATCTTTTACAAACACATCCTTCTTGAATGCATATGGACTACCGAATTCTTCGCTCCATTCCTTTAAAGTGCAAGGCTGTGAGTTACGATCGTAAAAAGCATAGTCCCATTTAGAACTCATGATCCTCCTCAAAGAAACACTTTAGTGTGCGTGGATCACGGGGCGTAATCTTGTCGCACTCGTAGCATTGCTCCCAAGGTATTAACTTGTAGTTTTGATCTAAATACTCATCCACAGCTTTTAAGCCGTGCTTTCCATACATGTCTTTTACTTGAGACTTAAGCATTTGCATTAAATCTTGTTTCAACGTCAACCAACCTATCTATTATCCATTGAACAACCGGTACTGCTACCGCATTGCCCATTTGTTTATATCGTTGTGAATCAGACTGTGATGCAGTCCAGTTATCGGGAAACCCTTGTAGGCGCTCACATTCTAACGGAGTTAAACGTCGCACCATTGCAGGAGTTGCAACCGCATTACCACCAACGGTATCTATTGTGTACATAGGATCAGTAGAATCACCAAATCCTTTGCCTTGTGGTCCAGCAGTATCACTGCGACCGATGATTGTTCCCTGGATAGGGAATGCCATCATAGGAGTGTTATTACCACCCGTTCCCATCTTTGCCGGCAACGTATTAATCACATCTCCCTGTACTCGTACTTCACCAAAGGTACCAGTGTAGAAGATAAGCACCGTTGATCGTGTATCGCCATTGTTATCGAATGCGTTCAATGTAGGAGTAACCTCCGCATCAACCCAAGTTTCATAATCTTCCACGTCCTTTGCACGCCTACTCTTTATGAACCACATTAGTCATGTTCTCCAAAGCTGAGTGAAGCAAGGGAGGAAGTTGTTTTCCCTTTTTGGTTGATCGCCTCAGAATACCCTCGCATGCCTTCGATGAGAGCAAGTACTTCTGCAGGTGCTCGCCCGTTGTCTCCAAGACATCCGACAATGAAGATACGACGTCTTCTTTGGGCGACTCCAAAGTATTGAGCGTCAAGAATCCTGTATGCGACCCCATACCCGCGCTCAACCAACGCTTGGATGACGGTTCCCATATCTCGTCCTTCGTTAGATGACAAAAGACCGGGGACGTTTTCGAGGACGAACCATTTCGTTTTCGTTTCGTCGAGGATGCGACAGATTTCCCAGAAGAGTCCGCTTCTACCTCCAGCAAGACCTGCTCGCTTACCAGCAACGCTGAGGTCTTGACACGGGAAGCCTCCGACAATAATTCCGTCAGAACCTTCGAATCCGAGTTCTCTAAGTTGATCGCCTGTGACATTTTTTACATCCTCCAATAATGTTGTGTTAGGAAATTGTTGTTGCAGTACACCACGTGCATGCTTATCAATCTCTACAGATGCAACAACAGGTACACCCGCACGTTCTAATGCAAGATCGAAACCTCCGACCCCGGCGAATAACGACACCGCTTTCATTCTTGTTCCTTGTCCTCAAGCATGTTCAATGCAGTCTCTGCATCCTTGAGAAACTTAACAATCTCAGTGATATCACTTTCAGATAGTGGGCGTGGTTGCGTGAGCAACGCCACACGAGCTGCAATGATATTTGCACCAACAAAACCCTTAACAGTTAATGTTGCTTTGTTTCCATCGGGATCAGTAAAGGTGCCGTTCAACAGCGCCTTTACAATAATTGCATCGCCTACAGATATATCATCAGTGCTCATTCATGCTCCTTCATATGGCGGGCGAGGGTTTGGTGGGCAAAGATGCCCGACCTCACCTCCAATTCTTTACCGCAGGTAGGACAGACTACTTGTCTGCCCGTCATTTCAACAACTCCGCGTCTTCATCCATATCGACTAACTTGCGAAGTTCTTGAATCTTGTCCTCAGCCTCAGACCTAAATGCTCTGTGCCATCCCATATCGTTGGATGCCAAAGTGCCATCTACCCATAGACCGATCGCCTTGTCTACGTGCTCACGCTTTCCGCCTAAATCAGTGATGATCTTGAGGATTGCGTGGAACGCTTCGTTTTCCTTAGCCTTGGCTTCGTTGTACTTACCTTGGTGATAATCGAGTTCCCATTTGAGACTCATTTGATACCTTTCGTTGAGTTCTTGCCCTTACTTTCTAATCATTACGTATATGCCGTCTTAGGGGTAGTAGGTTTGCTGTGACTTGACTCACAGAAAAATCGGCCCCAAATAGATTGGCTTATACATGCAGAGAGAGAGGATATAGAGAGGGACTGACATCTCTTTGCCCTGCCAGCCATTGGGTAGCAATTAGCTTGCAGTGATATCGGATAGTTTCAGCCGATCGAGGCTGTAAAGCTGGCTGCACAGCCGGGGAGGCCATGACCGGTCAATGCAGTAGCCTAATCGACTAGTCGATTTGTCGACATTTAATGTCGGCTATCTCTCTTATCTCTCTTTTTGGCTTCTCTCTTCTCTCTCTGCTCTCTCTGCCAATAGCTATCTCTCTTATTCATGCTCTCTTCTTCGAAGATCGCTTGTTTCACGTGAAACTAGCTGGAATAGGCGGCCTGGCCGAGCTTCTCTCTCACTGTGTGAGCAATATCACAGCAAAGCTACTTGACTTTTCGGCCGCACCCTATCCCGAAGGGATGAGGGGTGGGAGGGTCAACACAAACATTTGGCTTTTGGGAGTAGGCATTTCCCTTTTAAAAAGAAGAAAGCCGCGCTGACCTGAAACAACGCGGCTTCTCCGTGCTCGACCCTAGGTGGAAGGGTAGTACCTAGGGGAGCAACTCTATTATTCTTGCAGTGATTCTACGAATGGGTGCAAGTGATGCTGATCTACTATCGCCCGTGCCGGCGCTGTAGTGCGGCCCTTATACGTAATTGGATCCGGTAGCTCTATCTCCCGGTCGTAGTCTTCATCCAGGTACGCATCGATTGCAGCTTTGCATGGATCGACCATCGTTAACGGTACCGGCGGATAATGATTGCCGGTTAAGTGATGGGCCAGGCCTTGATCCAGGTGAATTTGGCCGGCTAAGTCTAACGCTGTTGTGTATCCCATATTGATCCCTATCTCTTAGTAATGCTGAACGTTATATTGTTAGTGCCCTTGACGCAAATCTTGCATGCAATGCAGGCGCCTTCCAGGGGAATTTGCTTGCGTTGCTCGGGACACTTTGCAGATCTCTCGCCTAGCGCCAGGAGCATATCCTTGGCTTGATCGAAAGTATCGTGTAATCCTGCCAGTAACACGCCTTCACGCTGTAGGCGTTGAGCGCTTTCGAGATTCTCTTTATCAGTGGAGAAGTATAAAGTGAGATTCTCTAGGTTCCGGAGCATATAAGCTGCAGACTCTACACGTGTGTAGACCCAGAAGCGAACGTCCGGATGGTTCATGATCACATGCTTCCATGCGAATGCATAATCTGAGGAGAAGAAGTCCCCGTCCCAGTGAATGCGAAATTCTTTAGGCGCGGACCACTTGTCACATTCCGCCTTGAATTCCACAATCATCTCATCGAGTAGACTCTCCATCGTGTCATGATCTGCATCTTTAAGCATCTCCCAATTGTGCATAAGGTTAGTACGCACTGTTGGATAGATTTTCTCCAGCTTGCCGGCATAACATATGCGAGCGCAAATTGAAGTCTGCGCCGGGCAGCTGTACTCTCTCCCCGCGGGTAAACCGAAAGAATTAGCAATTCTTGCAGTCTTCCCATTAGGAGTAAGACTATTAGCCACTTTACGATCTTTGGACCGTTTAAGTTTCATGAGACCCCTCTCTTCATTGCTTAAGGTATATGACTCTCCCTCTACGTGTAAGTAGGTTTGCAGTGATCTATCTCACACCAGGCCGAGCCCGCAGCTTATATATATTCCCTATGGGGTGGGTGGGCCGACACAAACAACGCGAGCCCCGAGCCGCCGCGAAGCTGGCCCGGGGTGCGTTGTCTCTGAGTTAGCTCTGTTCCTCCCAATCTGAGCTTTGTAGATTCCAGTCATCTACATTGACTTCTGATCCCCAAGCGCTCGCATCTATCGTGATCGAGTCGTGGATCAGTGAATCTGAATCGAAGCTGTCGAGCTCTTTCAGCGGCACCTCAGCTGTAATGAACACTTCGATCGTAGCTGTGATGCTGATCGTAGCTGTAGGGTTGACGCCCAGAATCTCTTCGAGCTTACTTAGTACTTCATCTTTATCTGTATTCGAGTGATACCAGCTTTCACTGGTCATCTCCGAAGTGATAGCTCCAATCTTAGCTTGAGCTGTATCCAGCTCCCGGCGATTGAGCTTAGCTGTCTCGAGCTTCCACTCGAGGTCTGTAGCTTTATGGATGACGAAGCTTTCGGCCCCGTCATTGATATCCCGCAACGTTACTAGCTGATGCGGATTGTATGTCTCAGCTGTCATGCATTCACCTTCCTTGCTGACTTGAGCATTGCATTGAGTTCCGCCTTAATTCGACGGGCATTGTCTCCTCTCCATGACTGGAGATTAGCCAGTGCATAGGAGACTATTGATTCTGCTGAATCCTCGAAGTACCGGTCTTGCATGGTATCGAGTGACATCATGGGAGTGACATATGCTTCTGCATATGGATACCAAGACTTACCCCGGCATTCCCAATCTATCTCCAGCGCTATCTCTCTCAGAGTACGCATTCTCTATCCCTTCACTTAGTTACTATCTGTAACCAGTGACTGAACCATAGGTCCATCTCTCTTTTAGCGTAAGTAGGTCTGTAGTGATTTACATCACATGACTGCAGCTCTCTTCAGCAGCTGAATGAATATATGAATATTCCCTAGTATATAAATGGGGAGGGCGGGCCAACACAAACATTAGGCATTCGGGAAATAAGATTTGGCGCCCTAAAAAAACGATGCCCGGCCGGGGCAGCGGCCGAGCTCGTTTGGATCCTAGCGGGGCATAGCTTGGATCATCAGCAGCCTTAGCTGCTACATCTGGTGCACTTGCAGTAAGGACCTTGCATTCCAGAATCCTTCTCTGCTTCGCACTCGCTCATACAGCATGGGCAATAGTTCTCATGCTGTATGTGCGAGCAACATACGTGCAAAGTTCTCACGCGTTGGCTTTCTCTGCCTCTTCACGTTCAGCACGGAGTTTGGCATAGTATGCCTGGTCCGCATCATCCCATTCTTTAGCAGTTTTGAGCGCTTGCGCTAACTCATCAGCGGGAGCAAGTGGGTCAATATTAATCTGACGTCCTTGCATTGTTGCTGGCTCTAAATCATAGTGCCAGTAAGAATACGGTTGGGAGTTGGTCCAGATAATCTCAGACTCGGAGCGAAACATGCGACCGTTGTGGATTTCAAACTTCCATAACGCGCCGTCCTCACCTCGCCATTCAATGTATGAACCATCCTTGGTAAAGGGAGCCATAACCGCCAAAAATAAATCTTCTTGACCAGTTTTGCTATTGTAGTAAGCAAGTTTGAACCCGCCGTCTACTTTTTCAGTCTCGAATCCGAGTTGATTGAAGACACTCTCTACAGTCTCCGCGGTTTCGATATCAGTATCATTCATCCAGGAGAACCACTTCTCGCCATTGGATGAGCCACCACGCTTAATAGCATGGTATTTAGTTGGCATCTCTCTAATAGTTGCAAGAGATTCAGGAGATTCAGTTATCTCCCACTCTGCATCTACTAGGTCAATGTAATAACCCATAACCCCTTCTTTCTCTAGTCGCCCTGACTAGGTAGGTGAACCTTCTCATGTATATCTCTTTCGTGGTAGTAGGTTTGTAAAGTTTCTCTTGTGATTTGAATCACAGCTGAATAACAACAACTCCCTTAACGGGGCGGGTGGGCCAACACAAACTTTCCCCCGCGGCCGGCGGCCTCAGCTGTGGAATAGGTAGGCACGCAGCTACATCTCCCCGAGAAGTGTGGCGGATCATGAATGCGCTTGGCGGGAGCAAGAAAGGAAATAAACCGCTTTGACGCACCTACCTCGAAATCTACTATGGCAAGGCTAATCCGGAGATGAACCCGCCACCATTACCCTCCTCATCAGCATAGATCTGAATCTGACCTTTCTGCCCATCCTTGAACCGGACAGTAAATGTAGGGAATGGATACATTCCAAACTCATCCTCTACCATCCCGTCATAACTAAGAATCGTGGCGCCCACTAAATCGCCATAATACTTAGAGTAAAACTTTTGAGACTCAGGACTCACAATCGTGTCCATATGCCACCTCATTCGCATCATTCTCATCAAGAAGGTTGAACACCCTCTCGCACTCTACACATGTCGCCATTAGCATCATGTCTGCCCCTTCCGTTAGGTATCTCCTAACTAGACCCAATCTAATGCCTAGCACTAGTTAGCACAATAGGCTTTGTAGTGATCCACATCACACGAGCTCTCTTTCCCTATCCCTTTAGGGATCAGGCTCAGGGTGGGTGGGAGCCAACACAAACAAGTGGCTTCGGGTTTGGCGTTCCCTAAAAAACGAGCGCCCCCTTTCGGGGGCAACTCGCTTGGGGCAACCTACCAACTTGCTTGGTAGATAACTTGCCAATCATCACCTAAGGCGAGCGCCTTATCTATGATGTCAATGGTTTCCATCAGGTCGTTGTAATACCACTCATCTTTCTCGGTTGAGCCGAAGAAGAAACCAGCCGTTGGCTGAAGTGGGTCATCACTCACCAGAGTAGTGCCAATCTTTTGTTGCTCGGCTTTCATGTTCTCCATGATGAACTGAGCAAGGTCTTGACCGCTACCAACAGGTTGCTTGATAACTACATTGTCCTCATTATTCGGAACTGCGTTCTCTCGGTTTGCGAGAGCATTATTACAATCCGAACGGAGTTTTAGAAGTTGCTCACGAGATACAAAAATCTCTTGGCACTCATCTAATCCATTAGCGCACTCACGAACGAACCAACCATGAACAGCGTTAGCCTTGCGCCAATAACCCAACTCTTGATACTCGCTATTTGTAGAGCGAGCGCCTAGATACATGTCCAACCCCATTAGAGATACCTTCCGATTTCCTTCATGGTGCTTGCTGATACATACTCATCTTCGCTCATGCCTAAGATACGAACAGCATTAGCGATTTCATCAACCTCATGGCTACCCAACTCGCTTTCTAAATCGCCAAGTCGTGGTTCATCAGGTATGCGTGTTCCGTTTGGAACTTTGTAAGAAATAGATACTGAGTTTCGCCATGTGGAATAACTAACATCATCTATTTCTAGTGGTAGTTTGCCAACCGCTTCTGCCCATGATTTTTTGTCTTGCTCGTATTTATCACGAACGATTTGGTTGCGTGCTGATACCTCTCGGTTTTCTGCTACTCTGCGTTCCAGACCAGCGATTACCAGATTTACAGGCACTTTTACTTTCATTACTGCCCCTTCCGTTGATGACCTTCACCAACACTCTTAGTTTTGCTTATCTCGTTAGTTAGCGTAAGTAGGTTTGATGTGATGTGCGCCACACGAACTCTCTCAACAACTCCCTTACGAAGTAAGTCAGAGACTAGGGTGGGCGGGTCTCAACACAAACATTTGCGCGAGCTGCGGCCGGCGCGATCCACCGAACCCCCCACCCTTGCGAGTGGGGGTCGGCGTGAGTTCTAGGAAATGACCAGTTCCCTATTCTCCGTAAGGGTTTCGACAACCTTCGGATGAAGTTCCGCACGCATGCTTGCGAAATCCATTGGCATACCCGAGGCAAGAACCCGAGAGAGCAACTTAGCGAGAGAGTAATCAGGATTTAGACTCTGCGCTGTGAATAGTGAAGCGTGGGCGAGGTCGTTATCCCCTGCTTCAGAGTAGAAGGCGGATAATACGGAGTAGAACGGAACTCGGTCGGCTTCCGCTACGAGTGGCAACAGGTCGGATACGAAACTAATCGCTCCTTGTGCCGTTAGAACATCAGGTAGTAATCCGAGAATATAATCCCGAACTTGTAGGTCGTTATTTACTGCGAACGCCACAACTTCAGCGAGGTCTGCTGATAGTGGTGCGTTATTTACATGCTCCAGCATGAGAGCGTCTATCGCTTCTACTGCTGAGCCGTAAGTGATGACTTTGGTCATCTTTGCCCCTTCTTTCTTATCGGCTACTTCTGTTTCACCGATAGGAGAACCTTCTCACTTTCTCACAGTTAGCGGAATAGGCTTTGTTGTTATCTACATCACATTCCTGGCCGAACATCTGTTCGAGCTTCTCTCCCCCCTATTCCCTTTAGGGTTGAGTCAGGGTGGGTGGGCTGACCAACACAAACATTTCGCCGAGCAAGACGAAGCGCCCACCGATTGGCAGGCGCTCCGCTGTTGTGGGGCAACTCTATTGTTTGAGCATTTCCCTAATGTTGTTCATGACATCTTCATCAGATAGCTGTTCGCCGTCCGTGTTGATCCATTCCATGATTTGGTCAATCATCTCGCCGTCTGTCATTTCCCCTCCTCGAAGAAGCACTCGGTGATTGTTCCCCAGCAGTATCCATCGCCAACCCAGTTGATGTGAGTGGCTAGGTAATAGATACCTATGACTAATGATGTCCAGAATAAGACCCGAACAAGTGTTCGAATTCGATAGTAAGTAGGACTACGCATCACGAAGTCCGTTTTCCTCAAAGATTGTGGCACTCACGCCGTAATCAAAGAGATTGGTTGCGCCCGCCATGCTTGAGATGTGGGAGATGGTGTTGAGCATTGAGGAAGCAAGGTCTTTATCTACACCTAGTCGCACTAGGTCGTTGATTGCCTCGGATACCAGCCACTCGCTGAATGATGTGATGTGATTGCGAAAGAACGGGAAGTCCTCGTCGCTGAGGTTTGCGCTTGAGGTGATTAACATCATGCGCTTTGCGTTTTCTGCTGTGATTGCCATTTGTTGCCCCTTTACCAACACTCGGTCGGTGTTGATGGTTGAACTATGGCAGACACGCTGAGTTAGCGGAAGTAGGTTTGTAATAATGTGGCGCATCTCACAAAGCTGACCCCCCCAGGGTTAAATGTGGCCAAAATCACAAAGGGGGGCCAGGTCTCAAATGTAGGTAACACCTCAATTTGTCACACAGTAGCCTAGGGAGTAGAGTCGGCCCCCATGCGATACAAGCTTATGGAGTACGACTTCTTTGCGGAAGAGTGGAGTGGTCAATGTGGCGCTTGTGGATTCTGGTTATATGCTCCGAATAAGGAAGCGTACAATGAGTCCCGCTGGATACATACGCATTCAGATCAATGCCTTGGAGGTTATTAATGAAAGAGCCGTTTATTGTTGAAAGAGATGACATTATTGGTGTTATCTGGCATCCGGATCTCGGAGAGTTACCTATCCTTGTTGGATCTCGTGATTTCTTCGAATACCTTGAAGAACAAGGCTATGAAGACACTATGGAAGCAGATGAATTAATATTTGAGTTGCGTGACTACATCCGCACAGAATGCGAAAAGATTTAGACCAAATTCAGCCCCTTGCTGACTTACCCTATATGCCATGTTCATGGTATGGCTTATGGAGCAAGAAGACCGGGATGATGAAGTAGGCGATCTACAAAGACTCATCCATAGGGACTTTAATAACGGCTGTCTGCCTCCTCCTAAAAGCGTCAAGTCTGTGGTTGAGCATTTCATAAACCACCACCCAGAGCGCTTTATTGAGATACGTCAAAATCTCATAGCAGCTATTAAGGCATACGACGCCCCTTTAGATAAGTAAACTTATTCCATGCCTAAGAAATCTGACCGCGTAGATAATTCTGACTGGAAGAACTCTTCCCCTAAAACAGGCACAGGTGAAACCTGGCGTCAGTGGGCCATGGCCAATCCAAATCGCAAAGCAAATGCAAAGAAAGCTCTTGCTGAGACTGATCCTAATAGTCCAGATTTCGTAGCAACCACAACTAATACTCGTTCCGGTACTAAGGCAAGAGATGCACAAGTTGGCAAATGGCAAAAGGCCCGTCCTGTAACAGGCAAGGGTGGAGCAAAGAGTGATGCTGAGAAAGAAAAGAAGCGTCAGAAGATGATCCAATGGGCACAATGGAATCCTAATAAGCGTTCTAACGCACAACGTGCATTAAAGAAGAGCAAGTAATGGAACCTAACAAGACTCAATTTGGCAAAGTAATCTCAATGGCAGATTACAAAGCAAAGAAAGAAGAACAGACTCAACCCGGCGAGCGCATGTGGGGACCACAACATGCAGGAGTTGTGAAGAAGTATGAAAAAGAAGATTAAAGATCCTGCACTAGGACGCACACGTGAAGAACGTGCATTTGGTGAAGGTGTACGTACAGGGTCGTCTCGGGCGAAAGAGTTCTATGGAACACGTTCTATTCAAGGCGGAATCTATGGCGGTGTACGTCCATCATTCGGTCGCTATCAAGTCTCTGAACAAGCTACAGATATGTTGGGACGATAATGCCTAGACAGAAAAAAGTTTCCATGTACAAAGGGCGCACCTTAAGTCAAATGGCTACTGGAAAGCAAGACCATTCCGCAAAAAAGGCTTTGACGTCTAGGGCTGTAAAAATGAACTATCATCCAGATGCAGCTTCTGAAATATTAAAACATATGTCAGAAAACAAGGTTGCTAAGGTTGATCCGAAGGTTGCTGACAAGATTGACCAAGATTGGGCCCAACGACAACTTAATACTCCGGGATCTCAACAGTTTAGAGGGTTGATGGAAGAGGCCCCTAATAACGCTCCCGTGTACGGTAGCAAAGAAAACAGAATTCGTAGATCAATGGAAAACAATCCTAAGTTAGACTTAAAACCCGCTGAAGCGGATATAGACAGGGACAGGTATATCTAATGGCTACTAAAACTGCTGCATGGACCCGCAAAGAAGGAAAAAATCAAAAAGGCGGTCTAAATGAAAAAGGACGTAAGTCTTATGAACGTGCAAATCCGGGAAGCGATCTTAAGCCACCCGTCAAGCGCGAACAAGCAAAGAAAAGCCCTAAGTCAGCTGCTAGACGCAAATCTTTTTGCGCCCGTATGGAAGGCATGAAGAAGCAGAATACATCTGCCAAAACTGCTCGTGATCCAAACAGTCGCATTAATAAATCACTTCGCGCCTGGGATTGCTAATGTGTGAACATGTCTACAAAGACATGGGTGTTGACACCTGTCCCCTATGTGGAAAATATACTCATAGGATAGACTGGGACTTACAGCACAAGCTCATGAGAGAGTGGAAAGAAGCGAACCCAAACGCTAAATATGAAGGGTGGTGGAGCATATGAGTTCTGGCTCATTTAAGAAACATCATGGCTTCAATAAAACCCAAATTAAAGATGGCTGGATTGTTCGCTTGCGTAAAGATGGAACTATTAAAGCAAGATTAGAACCATATCCAAGGGTGAAGAGAAATGGCTGAAACTAAAAAGTTTGGTCCTTATAAAGGATCTAAAGCTAATGGCGGTCGTCCTATTTACGTCTATAAGAAGAAAGTAGACGGCAAGTGGGTTACTACCTCTAAGAATAAAGCACGTGCAGATTACGAGTCTAAAAACGGCAAAATTGGCGACAAGAACAAAACTGTTGACCACAAAGACAATAACCACAATAATGACTCTAAAGGTAATTTAAGAGTGCTATCTAGAAGCAAGAACACTGCCAAAGAGAACAAACGCCGTGCAGGAAAGAAGGAGAACGAGAAGTGAGCGATACAGCATCTCGTATCTGTGATCAATGTGCTCAAGGACCTGCTCCTTTTAAACACTTACCTGTTGATAAAAAAGAAGTTAGTTGGTTATGCTTTGAATGCGAAACCAAACGACTAGAGGTTAGGAGCGAGTAATGAAGCCAGCAAAAGGTCAGTTTGACGATCACAGTTGCCCAGGTTGCCCTGATACAAAAGACTTTGATAATGTAATCAGTCAGGGAGGATTGTTCTCTGGTTGGGCTAAAGCAGCTAAAGAGCACGCTATAGCCTCACACAAGTTTGATTTAGCAGCCGATAACTACTTAAAGAACAGGTAATCATGATAACTACTGTTGATCGAAAGTTAACAGCAGAAGATAGATGTGATAAGTGCAGTGCTGCAGCAAAAGTTGTAGCTACATTTTTAAATGGTGAATTAATGTTTTGCGGTCATCACGCAAAAGAATTTAAAACTTCTTTGTTTAATACATCAATGGAAGTTTACGATCCAGATAACGTTTTAATTTAGTAAACTGATTGGCATATGCCAATACTGCGTACATTCGCAGCACTATCTGGTTTAATAAATAAACTTTACTTCGTTGCAGGTTTCTGCCTTATTTATGTTCTTCTTGTGATTTCCCCTGCTTACGCTGAAGGGGAAGCGTCAACAACCACATCAGAAACAAGCCAGCAGACCACACAAAATCCAGAGCCATCTACTTCTCCGACTCCAGAGCCTTCAACCTCTCCAGCACCGGTCGAAGCATCACCTTCACCAACACAAAGTCCAGAGCCAACCCCAACCCCAATCCAAACAGGAACCACAGAACCT